TGCGTACATCGGGTGTTTGGGATCGGACATGATGGCGGAGACTTCGTTCCTCGCAGCTTCTCCACTCGCCGATCCTCCTGACTGATTCCCGAGTTTTTCGACGAAGCTGGAATCCTGCATCGCATAGGGCGCGAGCCGCATCAGGATGGACACGAACCGCGCGTTGTCACCAAGACCTAACCTTGAGGCCAACGCCGCCTCTTCGTCTGTCTTGAATATTTCAGGAATCATCCGTTCAGCCATTTCCTTGCGCTCATCGAACTTGGCTCCGTGCTCCGTCTTGAGTTCGGCCATCACCGCGTTGTGGTCGCCTGCGAATGAACCAGCCGCGCCACCTAGCGACTCCAGATGAAGTGCCATGAGGTCCGCGACGGCTTCCTTGGGGACCTGGTACTTTTGAAGCGTGGATGCCAATTTACCTGAAAGTTCGTCAGACCAGGTGACGCCTGCTGGCAGATTCTCAGGCTTGGTAATCGCATATTCTTTCGGGTCGGTGATCGGCTTCGGCATGACACCGGCCTCTACCAACTTCGCCTTCAACGCCGTCATCTCTTCAGGCTTCGCGTCCTTGCCTGGAAGATGAATGGCGTTCCCCTGCTGCGTGAACGTGTGCGCGTAGCCTTTAATGAGACCCTTAATGTCTTTTTCGCTCGCCTTTTCTGCCCACTTGGTCACAACGGGGTCTGCCTTGAGGTCGGCATCCATGAAGGTACGCCAGTCTCCAGCAACGGGAGCTGGAGCGTTCTCGATCGGTAACACTGCTACATTGTCATCCGGCATGAGTCCCCTCCGTCGTGATGGTATATTTCTCCGGTTGCTGCGCCTGGTCGATCTTCTCTAGGATGTCCTGCACCACCGACCGGCAGCCGTTATGTGTGGCGAGGGCCTGCGGGTCCAGCGAGGGACAGGTTTGACAGTACACGCGGTCCAACAAATCCTGTAGCACGAGTTGCCCCTCCATGGTGGAGAACGTGGCCTGATACGCGCGTAACAGTGTTTCTGCTGGAAGCGGATGCCACTTCTGCTGGAGCCATGTTTTAAGGCTTCGGTACATCGGGAAACTTCTCTTTGAGCGTGTCCGCAATCCTCTTGTCGATAGTCCTCTCAATCTCGTCCTGTTTCTGTGCCCATTTCTTCTCCACCATATTCTTCACCTGCTGTAAGTCCTTGCGCGTTATACTTTCCCTTGCGATTCATCAGCAATCCTATATGTTCGCGCGTCAATATACAGTGGGGATGGAAGTCCACGTATAAATTCCGTTCCACGTAGCCATATCCGGTCTCGCTCTACCTGTCCAAAATGTGCGATTGCCGAGAGTTCAGTGAAATCTTCTTCACAGACCATCACTCGCAGCGGATGATTGGCTCGCGTCAGAAACGAAAAAACAGCAAAAAGGGTTAATGGCTGATCGTCAATCATGCGGCTTTCCCCCCTTGTAGTGCCGTGAGGAGGGGTGCAATCTTGCCGCCGGCCTCCGCGACCTGCCCAGCCTGTGCGAGTTGCTGATCTGCGACGTTCTGATCGTGACGTGCTGCGGCAAGCGCGTCCATCTCATCGTCATTCCTCGTGCCTCTCGCGGGATACCCGTTGATGTCCATGATGAGCTGCGCGGATTTCTGAGGGTCGATTCGATCAAAGACTTGCGGCGCAAACGCGGCCATCGGTGTAAGTTCCTGAATCGTTTTCGTGATCGCGTCCACGTCACCGCTGCGCTGAGACCGGGCAATAGGATTCTGGAACGTCGTGTCTATCAACCCATCCGTCTCGAAGATCGACGGAGGCGGCGGGCTGAACACCCCGGCGTCGTACAACGTGGTGAACGTCCCGTCCCATTCCTGCCTCAGAAATTCGTGCTCCACGCGCCCATAGACCGGCCCCATGATCTTGAACAACAAGTCCATTTTCTTCGCAAACTCGTAGGCCGTCATCTCAGACTTATTGACTTCCATGAGCATGAGGATTTGATCGACAAAGAAGATTTGCCTAATGGATTTCCGTAGCTCCTCTTCCTTGATTTGCGAGACCTGGGGATTCGATCCAGTCTGATACGGCGCGAGCACATCGGAGATGTTGCGACCTCGCGTGTTGATTGAGGTGACACCCGCAGGAGTCAGTTTCAACGTGCCGATCACGGAGTCGTGAGACGCGAGGACTGGCGGTTGGATCTTCAACGCCCAGTCTTCGAGTCCCATGCGTTTGGCGGTATTGAGCGTCCAGGTATCGGGGAACGCCAGATGTCCACGGCCACGGCCAAACGTCTCGCCGGGTGTGCGCGTGTAGCGATAGATAGAGCCGGGGAAATTCTTGTACCCGCTCTCATGGATCAGGTGCTTCTCGGATTTCTCCACCCAACACGACGCCCACGGCATCTTCTTCGCCCCCGCCTGATACTCCTGGTCGGCCATGCTTCTCGGGTAGACGGTGTGAATGATGGTGAAGGGATCGTCCGGTTTGTCGTTGGCAATCGACTGCTTCACTTTCCCTGAGACCGCGTTGAGTCCCCAGCGATCGACTTGCATCTGTGCCGTCATCGACACTTCGTCATATGCCGCGTCGATCAGTCCATCGACACCTTCGACGCACACAAACCGCCCCGTCTTCTTTGCCTCGAACCGTAGTCCACGAAAGCCGCGCACTGAACGATTGACCGGCATCGGGACTTCCTCACGGAACAAATAGCCGGTGCCGAATCCCACCCAATCGATCTTGCTTTCCACCGCTTCGGCGTAGAACAGGCTTCTCGAATACTCCTTGAGCTGCCGGTCCCGCGATTCCTCCAGCCATTCGTTGATCTCGTCCTGGGCGCGCTTGCGCGGATGGCGCATGGACATCGACCCCCACAACTGCGCGGGGTTGATCGTGTTGCCGGCCACGAACTGGGCGCAAATCTCCGCTGCCATCATCGTGGTGGAGTCGTAGACAATGCGTGGCTGTTTCGCACCGACCGATTGCTTGGAGAGGATGCCGTAGCGTGATGGAGCGATGTACGGCGCCATCTCGTCGCAGGCCGCGAAGTGGAGCGAGGCGTCGTTGTAGAGCCGCAGGTACCGTTTGACGATCGCGGGTCCGTCAACACTCATACTGCACCGCAATCCGTTCATCGCCTTGGCTACGAACCATACGTCAGCTTTCCCGTGGAGGTATTCCCGGACGAGGCGTCCTGGGTGTTCAGGATGGTACTGCGAAATCCGCGTGCCCTGGACCGTTTTGCCGAGGCTTCTGCTATTGCGGCCTGGGTGGCCTTGGAGTCGGTCGTGGGTTCGGGTGGAGATTCAGGAGGTGAGGGCGTCTTGAGGAGATTCTTTGGCAACAACTCGGCGGTCCCGAGCGTAAACACATCCAACAATCCTCGTCCTACGGAACTCGCCATAGTCTCCTCCTTAGAACATTACCGGATGTTTGTCAAGGGAAAACACCGATTCGACCTTGATCGGCCCCGACTCCGGTATCGTCATCATGTCTCCACCGAGCAACCAGCCGTCGAGATAGGCAAAGGCATCCCCAATATCGGCCCACGGACTATTCGGTTTCTTGGGTCCGGTCCGATCCACTTGGCCGTTCAGTTCAGGGTAGTACCACCGTCCTGATAACGCCTGCACGAGCAACGCCGTGTCTGGACTGTCGAGAATGCGCAACGGCGCCAGGCCGCGCTCATGCCGTGGCGCGAGCACCCGCAACACCGCTTCCCGTCTCGGGGGCCAGCGCACCGGACCACGGACGATCCGTCCGCCCAGCTTGGCGAGAATCATCTTCTCGGCGCTCTCTGTAATCGTGGCCTGCCCCGGTGTCGCCATATTCGGGTCGATGATATGTACGATGTCGATGCCGTGATTCACGATCGCCCACGGCGCATGTTCCATTAGCCATGGATGGATTTGCTGCTCAATCAATTCCAGCACCCCGGCGTGCAGCGTGTTCAGCGCGGCATAGACTTGCACCTGCTGTTGATGGTTCTGCCCGATCACGCACGAAGGCGAATGGCCACCATCCCAGCCCATGCCCAGCAGCAGTCCAGGAGAGGGTTTGATCGGCAGGACCGTGACGTGAAACGCGGCGTCAAAGCCTTCCGCTACCGCCTGTCCCTGCTCCGCCATCACCCACTCGCCATCGGCCAGGCGCTTTTGGAGGGTGGGTGAATAGTTGAACACCGCACGGTTCGCGGCCTGCTCCTCCGGCGTCATACGATCTGTTTGTGGAATGGCGATGGCCATGAGCCGTGGCGCGGTCTTCTGCTTCAGCCACCGCACATAGGGCCAGGTCTCTGGAGCGCCAGGGTTCGTCGCCGCCACCGCCAGTCGCCGGCGCGTGGGCAGGCGTAAGGTCGAGGACCGCGCGAGGTCCCACTGCTCCTCTTCCACCCCGGTGCCGTCCGTCATCGACGCGATCAACTCTTCCGCCAACACGAGATGGACCTCGATGCGCAACCGCTGGGCCGCTTCCTCGTCTTTACACCCGATGAAGTCCCCGGCGACCAACTCGTGCCCCCCAATGATGCACAGCGCCCGGCGCGAGTCCTCCTTGAGCTTCCACAGCCCGCCCCACATCGGGAGCTGCAACGACCTCCCCGTCTTCGTGGCCGCCGAGAGCAGTGAGTCGTGGAGCCACGCGACGACCAACGGACCTGGAAAGCCGCACCGTAGATGCCACTCCGCCATCACCATCGCGATGGCCGCTAAGGCATGGGTCTTGCCGGTGTTCCTCGGACCATGCACCAGCACTTCCGCGTCCTGCGGCGCCGTCACCGCACTCATGATGGCCAGGGACGCCTTCGGGGCAAAGACGACCGGATGTACCGAATCAGGACAGTCGCCACAGGCGAGCGCGAGAAGAATCTGCCGGATCGCCTCTTCGACCAGCGGCCCTGACCCGAGTCCATGCCGCCCCACCAACACGATTGACCGTCCCTCACGGTCCAACCCGTCGCGCTCCATGAGGGGTGTTTCTAACGTCAACAGGATGGCACACAGCACCGTGCCGGTACTCGTCCCGAGCTTATCCAGCAGCAGCTTATGGGCGCGGGTGACGCTCATCCCACCTCCGCCTCGCTGACCGCCGCCGCCTTACTCACCGGCAACCGCCGCGTCCGCCCCGCCTTCAACCCCTCCAAAATAAACAGCGCCGGGCCATGCCCCTCCGCCCGCAACACCGTCTCATTCAACTCCTTCACCGCCTCCGTTTGTAACACGGCCGTCGCCCCCGACAACGCCTTCAACACCACGTCCATCCTCCTGAAGTCCGGTTTCTTTGCCGTACAGACCTCGTGTATCACCGACTCATATGTCGCCTGTAACTGCGCCGTCGTCCGTACCCCTGACGCAATCTCAATCTCTTTCGGCAACCTCCGCTCCCCATTCGTCCGCCCTCCACGCCGCTGGAACTCTCTCGCCTCACTCACATCCCCACTATGATGCGGACACGAGGTCTGCCCTACTGCAATCACATAGCCGCACGGACGCCCATCCTTCGTCACATGCCCATGTTTCCCACATCGTTCCGCTGACAAAGGGACCATGCAAGTCTCTCTACATCGAACATGTACCCCTTGTCAACAAGACTCCTCACTCGTCCTAGAGGACACCCTCGGTACATGCGACTTTTTCTTGAATCTATAAAAATCCAGGGGGAAGTCCATGTGGGACATCCAGAGGAGACGAGAAG